ACCGCGGCGACCAGCACGCCCAGGCTGCGCTGCAAGATGCCGGCGGCTTCGATCGCTTCGCTTTTAAGCATGGCCGACGCCCGATGGCGTCACCGCCGGTGCGCGCGGCGGCAGTCCGGCGAGCGCGCGGATCGCGGCGTCGCTGCCTTTCATGACCTCGAGCATGCGGGCGGTCACCGCCTGCGATTGATTGATGAGCTCGTCGCGTGAGTCGGTCGGCGCGGCGCCGGGCGGGTCGCCCCACTCGACGAAAGTCATATCAAACGTACAATAGCCGCCGAGCTTTTGCTCCTCGGTCCAACGGTATTGCGGGCAGACCACCAGCATCGGCGGGATAGTCGGCAATTGGAGCACGCCCTTGCCTTCCTCCTCGAGCGCGGTGAACAACAAATCGCGCGCGATCCGGTAGTCGCGGTTATAGAGCGGCTCGCCGGTGTTGACCGGATAGACGATGCAATAGCCGCGCACCGAGAATTGCCGCGTCCGCCGGCCCATGTCCTCCGGGTACGGTAAATCGCGCTTGGGGAACTCATGCACGACGATCGCGCGCCCGCTCTCCTTGCTGCCGGCCTCGACGTGAAAGAACGCGCCGCGGAAAGACGCCGGCAACAGCTCGTCGCGCCACTTGGTATTTGGTAGGTCGGTGATCAGCATCGTCCGCTATTCCTGATACTGCGAGGCCATCGACGAGGCCGCCGGCTCCATCTGGGTCTGGCGCGTAACCTCGGTCTTCTTGAACAGCCCGCCGCCCTCGGCCCCGACCTTGGTTCCCCGCGGCGCGTTGACGTGAACCGATAGCTTGCCGGTGCCTTCGACCTTCTGCGCCATTTGGTTGTCGAGCGCGGCGCGCGAAGCACCCGTGCCGAAAACCCAATCGTCGGCCTCCTCTTGCGATCTTATTGTGGGCTGAGAACCGTCATCGGCCGTATCGTCCGCCGCCTGTGATCGGCGGCGGCCGGCAAACGCCTGCGAAGTAAAAGAGTTGCGCGGTGCTGCAACATTGCCGGGCGCCGGGGCTGCGGCTGCATCCCTCGCGCGCTGTTCTGCCGCCCATTTGCGGCCTTCCTCGCCGTGAGCCGAAAACCAAGCGTTCTCAACTTTGTGCATCCCCCAATATTTGGGGTCCGCCATATACTTGGCGAAGTTAGGATCGCCCGCCATACCTTGGTCGGTCGAATAATCAGTGATGTTTGATCCGGCATAGACCTTTGCGAGCGCCGCATTGCCTTCCGCTGCGGTTTTTGCGGAGATGTTTCCACTGATCAAGCCATGCCGGACCGGACCATACTGCCCAGAGAAAAGCGCCTTCCTTATCGTCTGATGGCGCATGGCCGCCATATTCATCAATTGTTCCATGTTTGATTGGATGCCGCCTTCGTGTTGCATCGCGTCGATGGCAAAGGCTTTTAGTTTTGGATCAGCATCTAATTCCTTCTGAAACTGTGCGCGTTGCTCGGCAAGAGTTCCGCTTGAACCGCCGCCATCATCTGGCCCCGTCGTCGGAAGAGCACCCTTGGGGCCGCCTCCAAAGCGACGACGCAGAGCACCGCCTGGATAGGTGACAGTGCCATCACCGCCATCACCGCCGCCGCCGCCGCCGCCACCACCACGAGGGCCGCCGCCGCCGCCGGCTCCGAGCCCGCCGCCGCCGCCGCCGAAGCCAGGAAGGCCGCCGAGGCCGCGCATTGAGGCACCGAGCCCAGGGAGACCGCCCATTCCGCCTGGATCGACGAGAGCGGCGGGATGCAACATCTCAAACAATTGGTCGTTGAGCTTTTGGAGTTGCTTAGTGTTGTCTGCGGTCTCGCGCGTGTTGTTGTCTTCGGTCGACTCGCCGCCGCCTCTGCCGCCGCCAAGTGGGACGACCGCTTCCGGGCCGCCTTCCCCGATCATCGCAAGCGTCGGCTTGGTGACGATGCCGCCGTGTTGGAGCTTAGGGACATTGCCGCTTTGAAAATGATCGCTCCACCACTTCGCCAATGGCGCTTCACTGACGCTGCCAGGGTCGAGCGCCTTATGTTGCTCGATCACCTTCGGATCAAACGGATTGAGCTTGTTCCAGAACCCCTCGGGCGAGGGATGCTCTTTCATTACTTCGGACGCCTTATTGGATTGCGTTTCCCAGCGTGCGAGCACGCCCTCGATGTATTTCATCGCGTCCATCAGCGGACTGCCGCCGAGCGTCTGATCCCACCAAGCCGCTTTGATGTGCTCCCAATGCTCATCGATCAGGCGCGATGTCGTGAGATAGTCGTCGGCCGCCTTCTGGCGATCGGCCTGAATTTTCTTTTCCTCCGCGGACACCGCGGGCAAATCCTTTTTCAGCCGGTCGAGGTCGGGCATTCCGAGCTCGGTTTCAAACTTGCGGAACGCCTCGGCGCCGCGCTGCTCGCCGAACTTTGCGATAGCGTTCCTTCTGATGTTCTCGAGACCCTCGCGCAATTTGTTGGCGAACTTCGTCGGGTCTTTGATCTCGGTCAGTTGCGCGAGGTATTCCTGCATCGCGCCGGCTTCAGCCGAGCCCGGCTTCTGGCCCTCCATCATCTTGCGCCGGAACTCGCTGTTGGCGCGCGTGATGTCAGACATGATGTGCGCCAGACCTTGCAGGTCGCGCGAGGCGTCCTCAACGCCGGCGAGCTTGAATTGCTCCTGAAATACCTTGACGAACGCTGGATCAAATCCGGTTTGCTTGCTCAGGACACCGATGCGCTCCTGCACCTTGGCGAAGTCATTGAGCGCATCGAGCGCCTTGTCCGCCGCATAGCCGACCGCAATTAAGCCGGTGGCGATGCCGCCGATCCCGCCGATGAACGGGACCATGCGCTTGGCCGCGACCTCGAGGTCTTCCGAGAACGGCTTGAGTCCCTTTTCCCGCGCGTCCCGCGCCTGGCGGCTGAACCGCTCAAGCTGTGCTGCCGTCCCGCCGCCGCCGAGCGCCTCGATCTCCTTGCGCATCTCGCGCAATTTCTCGACGGTGTTCCCCTCGACCAGCGTTACTTTGATTTGTAGTTCTTCGGTTTCAGCCATCGTTCAACGATCCTCGCGGTCGGCGTTTGCCTGGCGCCTAAGCTCGCCGATGCGGTGCGTATATTTGAGATGCGTCTGCACATGCGAGATCGGCATGGACAGAAAAACGTCCGGGCATTGGTGATACCAACGCGCAAGCCAGTAGCAATCGAGGACGAAGTTTTCGCCGGCGTCGGTGCCTACCAGGCCGCCGGCTCCGGCAGAAAAAAACCCCGCAGCCTAAAGGCGCAGGAAGCAAAGTCGCGCGGATCGAGCCGCTCGACCTCGGGCGTGAGGATGCCGCCGAGCGTCGCCACCATCGCCGCCATTTTTCGGTCGTCGATGATGATTTCCCAATCGGCATCGATGCGGCACGGGTTGCCGTTGCGGATGATGTCGGCCGCGGTCGGCTCGCGGAACGAAATCTCGTGGACTTCCTCGTTCTTATGATTGCGGATCGGATGATGGAGCAGCTTCACCTTGATCGGCCAGGTCTCGACGCGCGCCGGCGCCGCGGCCGGCGCGGCTTCCGGCGCCACCGGCTGCTCGGCGACGAACCCTTCGCGGACGGGTATGTTCATGCGCTCACCACGAGCTCTCGTCGCATTGCACGCCTTCCCAGCGGACGCGCGCCTGGCCGTCGCGGGTATTGATATCGAACCCGGCTTTGCACGACGCCTGGATGAGCGTGTACTGCTTGCGGTTGGCGAGCTGCGCGATGACAGTCACGTCGGTTTCCGCCTCGAGCGTTTCCATCAGCAAGTCGGGCGTGGTCGAGATGTCGCCCTCGATGTAGGGAACGCGCGGGATCTCCTGATAGCCGTGGACGCGGTCCTGGCCGGCAATCATGGTGCGCTCGACGTTGCTCGGCGAGACGGTGAAGTTGCCGCGCAGCGCGAGTTGTCGGTTGTCGGCCCAGAGGAAGGCCGTGCCCGCGAATAGTTGGGCCATCTGCTAGTCTCCTTTGCTCGAGTTGAAATCAGGCGACGGCCGGCAGCGTGCCGGTGACGCCGATCGGCGGAAGCGTGGTGGTGTCGATGCCGCGGTCGTATTGCAGCCGGAACTGCGCCAGCACCGCGAAGATGCGCAGTTGGTTGATGAGGTCCGGCGGATAAAGGACATCGAGCCTGTTGGGATCGTTGACGTTGCGCTCGACCAGAAGGTTGTTCTTGAACTGAGTCACGTTCTCGACCAGCCCGTTGAACTCGTCCATCCGATACTGCGCGATCAATGCCGCCCGAACGATGCCGGGCGTGACGATCGCCTGGCCCGGCCCGAAGCGCGTTCCATCGTCGGCGAGCTTGCAGCGCGGGAATTGCGAGGTCACCGCGGCTTTCTGATTGCGCAACAGCTTCGCCAGCGTCGCCAGCGTGGTCACCAGCTCATAGGCGTCGTCGCTCTGGCCATAGAGGTTGAGCTGATAGAGCGTCTGCTCCCGCGCGATCATCGGCTGATTGTCGGTGCCGGCCTTTTGGATCGCGATGCCGTTTTCGGCCAGCGAGTTGAGCTCCTCGAAATCAAAACGGCTGTGCAATGGTGCGCATTTGATCTGATTGAGCGAGAGCGTTTGCAGCGGGCGCGCCGGGTCGTCGATGAGGGCGCGCTGCGCCTTGCCGCAATAGGCCGCGGCCCATTCGAACGACGGCGACGGGCTCGCCACCTCGAAGCCGAGCACGGAGATCACGCCGGAATTCTGCGTATTACCGAACGTGATGAGGTCGGTATAGAGCCCGCGCTTGGCCGAGAAGACGTGGCCGAAATGCTCGCGCATCCAGCCCCAGCGGCCGCCATCGGTGAAGCCGTATTCCTGATCCCACGCGAACAGCGAGGTCGAGTCGGTATAGGGCATGGCGACATATTCGAATTCCTGCTCGCCCATGTTCGAGATCGCGGCATCGAACACCGGAACGCCGACGCCGCCGGCAAGCACGCCGCCGGCCGGCAGCGTCATGACCAGACCGGGCGGCAGGCGCTCGCCGCCGATGCTGCCGTAGTAGTTCAGCCCGACCGTGATCTCGTTGCCGTGAACGCCTTTGAATTCCGCGGTCAGTGTCACGTCGGTCGGGCCGCCGACCGAATGAACCGGAAGATCAAAGTTCTCGTTGATAGCGAACGAGATAGCGGTGTGGATCGAATTGACGGTGTCGGTGGCGCCAACATTGACCGGGATATGATCGCCGGCGATGTAGAGATGGATCGTGCCGGCTTCGGTCGGCGCCGCGGTGACAATGATCTTGCCGGTGGCCGCGGCCCCGCCGCTCGGCTCGGCGACCGGCAGGCCCCACACCTCGTTGGCCAGGTTGCTCGCGTAGTAAGCCTTGAACATCCGCGAGAGCTCGGAGCCCTGGCCGAAATGCGCGTCGGCTTGCGCCTGCGATCCGACCGCGATCGGAATGTCATGCGGCGCGTCCCCGCCGGCGGTCGCGGTGCCGACGAGCAACGCGCGCAGCCCGAGCTGCGGCAACCCGGCTTTCGACGGATCTACCTCCACCCAGTACAGGGGAACCTTGATGTTGGACGGGATTTGATTGAAGCTGATGGGCATCGCACTGTCTCCTAATGATTGATTTTTGGATTAGGCGGTCGGCTTCGGCGGCGGGCCGCCGGGCGCAGCCTGCGCAGGCTTGGGCGCCTCGGCCTTCTCGCCGCCCACGACCTTAACGGTGCCGTCCGCGATCCGCCGTTTGGTGAAGCGGTCAAGCGGCCACTCGACCGCGCCGCTCGGCGGGAAGCCGATGCCGCGGGGATGACGCACCGCCTTGCGCAGCACGTCGGTTGACGGCTCGACGCGCACGACCTCGGCCTTCGGAAGCCGGCTCTTGAGTTGCGCCTGGCGCTCGGCGACCAGCTTTTGACGCTCGGTTAGCTTTACCTCAACCATCGGTCTTTCCTCCTTGTGCAGGCGTGAACTCATATTCGCGGATGATGCGTTGGACCGCGTCGGCCGGCGGCACCGCCTCGTCGCCCTCAACCGGGACGATCTCGACATGCATGCGCAACAGATCGTCGGTAATGATCGGCCCGTATTCGGCGCCGTAGACGACCCAGGCGTCATATTGCAACTCTGCGAACGGCGTCTCGTTGGTCCCGGAAGTTCCGAAGTTGTGCCGGCGCGTGCCTTTTTCGACGCCGCGAAACGTGACGTTGTCGGGCAAGCTGGAAAACCAGAAATTCGTCAGCTTGGGATCGCGCCATATCCCATTCATCAACGCCCAGAAGGCTTCGTCGATCTTGAGCTCGCCTTCGACCTGATCGTTGTTGTTGATGATGACCGAGAAACCAATGCACAGCGAATGGATAAACCGGATCATGCTGGTCTGATATTCGCCGTCTGGCGCCATCGCTTCCTCGACGATGTAGACGCCGAGATAGGGGATGAACTGCGGTTGGATTTGGAGCTGCCTGCAGCGGCGCGACGTGAAGCCGGCAAAGAACGGCAGCGTCACCGCCTTGGCATAGAGCGCATCCCGGATGATCGCGGAATAACTCTGCGTGTCCGAGATGCTCATGGCGCCGGCGGCAACCATTTGCGGAGCGTCAGCACGGTCATGCCGCCGTCGTAACTGTCGATATCGACGACCTCGAATTCGCCGAGCGCCGGGCCGGCGTCGGCTTCGGGGATGACCAGGCGATCGCCTTGTTGCGGCAGCTCGCCGAATTCCACGTCGCGAATATCGAGCGCGGTTTTCTGATCGGAATAGATCGCACCGTCCTCGGTTTGGATATCGACAGGACCGCTCCAATAGTAGCCGCGGCCGGAAAAGGACGTCCCCGCCGGCTGCGAGACATACGGATAGAACGTCACCGGGCGCGCGAATACATCGAACGCCGGACTCAAAACCATCGTTGAGAAATTGACACCGCCGCCGATCGTCACGGGTTAGACCTCAAAGCGGATGTAAGCGGACAAAAGCGAATTGATCGAATTGATCGAATAGCCGAATTGCTGGGCCGCTCGCGCGCCCGAAACGAGCGGATCGAAAAACATCACACGGCTTTCACGATGGGAAATCGAACGGATGCCGCTCGAGCCGAACGAGCGCCGCAGCGCGCGGCCCTCGAGCAGCATGATCTCGCAAACCTGGCGCAATGCCGGCGGCGCATCTTCGGGCAGATTGTAGCCGCCGGTATATGTGACAACGATCGGCTCGCTGCGCGTTTCGAACAGCTCGAGCTTGCCGGATTGCTCCTCGAATTCGTAGACGCTCGGATCGAGCGTCGAACCGCGCGGCGACTCGACCGATGCGATGTCCGCCTCGGCCGCCGGCCAATGACTCAAGAACATGCGGCGCGAGCCCAGGCAGCGCCACGTCTCGCGCACCTCCTCGCGGGCAAAGACGCGATTGCAAAGCGACGAGATGACATCGGAATAGCGCGTGATGTCCTCGGCGAGCTGCGCGTCCTGGCTCGTGTCCGTTGGCGGGATGCCCATTGCGAGCTTGATCGCGTCGAGCGTGAGCAGATCGTAGGTATCGGCGGGCGTGAGGATTTTGGTGATGATGTCAACCATCAGCCGGCCTCGTCCTGAAATTGAGCGAACAGCTCGCGCAGCTCGAGCGGCGCGCCGGCGTTGCCGTCGTCCATGAGCGGCGTTGCCGTGTAAGTCTTGCGGTCGATGCGCCAGGCGACGATCGCCGGCGCCTGCGCCGCCATGCCTGGCATGCCGCGCTCGCCGCGCTCGCCCTTGCCGCCGGGAAGTCCCTGCTTGCCGGGCCGCCCGGCCGAAGCGATCAATTGCCAGCCGTCGCCAGGGCACGGCCCCGGATTGTCGGCGCGGGCGATGAAGCCACAGCCGTTCAATGCCACGACCTCGAGAGCGCGGTAGCTCTCGCCCTCGCGCCAGGTGCCGCGGACGACCGGGACCGGCGCGTCGCGCCCGGCCGCGGCAACGAGCGCCCAATCCTCATGCGGCGGCGCCGCGGCGGTATCCCGGCGCGCCTGCCAAGTGCTGCCGGCGGCGGCGACGAGCTCGCCCTCGTAATGCACCGTGCCGGCGGCGAAGGTCTTGACGCACCGCAACATGCCGGGCGCGCCCTTCTCGCCGCGCTCGCCGGCCGGGCCGGGAGCTCCGGGAGGGCCGGGCTCGCCCCGCTCACCTTGGCCGCCAGGCTCGCCACGGTCGCCCGCTGGGCCGCGTTCGCCGGGAGGGCCTATGTCACCTAGCGGGCCGGGCAAACCGCGCTCACCGGGCGCCCCGGATAAGCCGGGAGGCCCTTCCTTGCCGGGCTCGCCGGGCGCACCAGGCGCGCCGGCCGGGCCGGGCGCCCCATCGGCCCCGCTGCGGAGCTCGGCCAGGCGCGCCGCCGCCATTTCGCGCATGTCGGTGCGGGCGATCGCGACCTCGGCGCGGAGCTCGGCCAGCGTGGCCGCGGTCTGCGCCTGGGCGAGGGCGTGCTCGCGCTGCCACTGGCACCGGGCGTTATCGAGCACCTCGGCCAGGACTTCGCGCCACGCCTCAAGCAGACATTCGGCGGCGTCCGATCCGATCGGCGTTGGCAAAGATGTTTCCGACTTCTCGATGGATGTCATCGCGGCTGGCCTTCTGCGGCGGCTTCGGCTGGTCGGCCGGTTTCGGCTGGTCGGTGGGCGCCGGCGGCGGCGCGCCAGGCGCAGGCGCGGCCGGGATCTTGCCGACCTGGCTCAAGGGCACGACTTGCTGTTGCACGCGCGGCTCATCGCCGAATGGCACGGCCTCGAGGCCCTCCATCTCGCGCGCCTCGTTGGGCGCGTAGATGCCGCCTTGCACGCCGCGCGCCAGCGAGTCGATCCGGTCTTTCTGCGCCGAGCGCAGCAATGCGCCGGTGTCGAATTCCACATACTCGTCCGGCTGTCCCTTGAGCTGGAACATCGCGCCGATGGCTTCCTCGATGTGATTGAGCGCGAAGCCGAGCCCGCTCGCGATCCAGCTCTGCATCAACAATTCGGTGGACGAAAACCCACTGGTCCCGAGCCCGAAGATTTGCAGCGGAATGCGGAAGGCGAGCGCGATGTGCTCGTTGGTCAGCTTGAGAACGTCCGCGGTCGCTGCGTCGCGCCCGCCGACGGCCCACGGCTGCACCTTGAGGCCGGCGGTGAGGATCGGCGTGCCGCCTTGCTTGAGGCCCTTCGCTTGCTCGTTCCAGCGGTCGCGCAACGCCTGAACCTGATCCTTATCGAGGATGAGATCGGTCGAGAGCACGGCGCTCGGCCGCGCTTCGTTCGTGTAGAACGACCCTTGCTGATTGACGATAGCTGCGCCGGCGCCGATGTCGGCATAGGCGGCAACGATCGGCGACTCGCCCACCAGCGGTGTCGGCTGGCGATATCGCTTCGTATGCAAGCGGATATGCAGCACGTCGCGCTGCGGCACCAACAACTGATTGTCGGCGCCGAGCCGACGTTGAATAACGTCGTTGCCGTAGAGCTGATAGAAAATCTCGCCGTTGACCGCGAGCCGCGGCTGCGACATCAGCGGGTCCATAAGGTGGAGCTCATCCACCTCGTAGCGATCGTTGCGCAACGCCAGCGCATAAGTGTTGCCGTGCTCATAGAGCGAGCGCGTCGCATTGAGCATGAAATCGCTTGTTGACTGATAATCGTTGAAATAGCGCAGCAGGCGGGACAGCGCCGAATTCTTGACGCGGTCGCGCCCGCCCTTTGAGTTGAGGCGCCAGTGATCGCCAGGGCACATCGCCACGGTCTGCGAATAGGCCGAGACGCAAGCCTCAACCATTGCCGACCGTGGCGCGGTGATCGGGTCGTATCCCTGTTGCCACCAATTCCAAGCGGCGCCATCCGGCAACCAGCCGCCCGTCACCGACAGATTGTAAGGGCCAGGGCGAAAGTCGCCTTCGCCTCGGCGAACGAGGCGATCGGCGATCCGCCCTAGCCAGGCGCGTGCGCTCACGTCGATGGGTTTGCCGTGGTCGCTCTGGTCGGATAGGTGCCGCGCTGCGGAGTCTTGCCCGCCTCGGCCTGGCGCTTTTCGCGCTCGGCCAGCGGCAGCATGCCGGTATCGGGCGCCGAGCCATCCGGCTCCTTTTCGACCACATGCACGCCGCTCGCCGCCAGGTCGTTTTCCTCCTGGGTCGGCGTCGGCTTCACGCCGGACATCGCATCGCGTTGCGCGGCGTGTTCTTTCTCGCGGGCGGCCTTTTCGTCCGCGAGCCGCTTCTTGGTTTCCTCGACGCGCTTTTTGTTGGCGGCGGCGTCGTCGCTGGAATGAGGCTGGTCGGTCATTTTGCGTTCCTTTCGTTGTTACTCCTCGCCGGCTGGACTGCCGACGACTACCAAGTCACGCCGGCGACCCAGGCGACGACGCCGGCGCGGCGAATGCACCAGTTGGTCGGCAGGATCAATCGAAGGGCGAGCGAGTCGGTCTGGAACATCGACTTGGCCGGCGCACCGACCACGGCGGGCGCGCCGGACGTGCCGATGTCGGTCGGTGCCGTGTCGTCAAAAACCAGCGTAGCCTGGTCGCTGATTTCGAACCTTGGCGCGTCGCCGCCAACCGCCACGAAGTCGGCGGCATCGAGGGCGATCACCGTGCCGAGCGGCACCGTGCCAGACGCGATGACCGGCCAGCCACCAAGCTGGCCTTGGCTGATCTCGTCGCGGAACGGAAAAACGCCCGCGCCCGGCGCAGCAACCAACCCGATCGAATTCACCTGTTGGGGGTTTAGCAGCCAGACCGGCGTTCTGACGTTGCCTTTGGTGCCGGTGAGCAGCGCGCCGGATATTTGCTTGATGTCACCGACCAGGGCGGCGAAGCCGCCGCCGGCGGTCGGCGTCAAGCCGGCCACGCCGTTGAGGATGCCGGCGGGCCGCACCACGGTCGCCGGGTTGGCATCGAGCAGGACGCTATCGAGCGAGATAGCGGTGTCGTTCTGGATCGCATCGCGGAGCAGGCCCTCGACCGCGGGAACGGAATGCTCGCCGAGCTCCCTGGTCCAAGTCGTGATCACGGCCATTTTCTTCGGCGTCAAGGTCTGCGATGTGAACAGCCCTTGGCGAACCGGGATCGGCAAACCTTCACCAACAAACGAGCCGGCGATCGTCGGCGTGGTCGCGCGCGTCGGGATCAGGATTTTGCCGTAGGGACCAAACGAGAGCGACAATCCCTTGCCCGCCAGCCGCGGATAGATCGCCGCGGGATAGAGCACTTCCATAAACGCGGCGTAGGTGGTCTGCGCCAATTCCGCGGCCCATCCGACCGCGGTGGTAGTAGCGGGCGCGGTGGCGGCGCGCATGATCCACTGAACCGCCTGGCGATGGATCTCATCGTCGCCGTAGATTTCCCGCATCGTCACATCGATCGGCTGGCGCTTCTGATGCGCGAACAACTGCGCGACGCCGCAATGCACCAGCAAATCGAGCGGCTCGGTCTTCTTGCGTGGCAACGCGAACGGCCGCGTCGTGTCGGCCGCAGTACGGACGGGCGTGATGGCGGTTGAGCCGCGGGCCACGACCGCGACCGCGCGCGAGCCGCCGTCATCAGCGGTCGCGGCAAGTTGGCGCTCGGCATCGCGCAGGCCGGCGAGCGTATGTTCCGCCTGCGTGATGTGACCCGTGAGCTCGTTCGCCGCATTCAATTGCTCGTCGCTGACGTTGGTATCATCGGTCTTCGTCCAATGTTCCGTGAGTTGATCGCGCAGCCCATTGAGGCGCTGCTCGACCGCAGTAATACGTTGAGCAAACGACGACATGGTCGTGCCCTTTCTGATGGGAGGTCGTGTCGGCTTGCCCGCCGGTTGAGCCCCGCGGCGAGCGGCCCGGTCTTTTGCGCCATGCCCGGCGAAGACGAGGTCGATCGTTGCAGGGGAAATTCGCAGGCCCTTGGCAACTGCCAGGGCGTTTGGATTGGCCGGGACCGAGACCAGGCTGCACTCGACCAGCTCGGCCTTTGTGTAAAAGACGCCCCATTCGGACTCCTTGCGCGGCTTGGTTTCCATCGGCCGGAAGCCGACCGAGACGGCGCGCAATATGTCGGCGTCGATCAAGGCGCGGAGCTCGTCGATGCGATCGGACGTGCCCTTGGGGGCCAGCTCGAGCTCGCCGCGCAATTGCTTGTCCACGACGCGGAGCTTGCTCCATTTGCCTATCGGCCATGAGCTATTGTGAGCAAACAACGCAATCGGATTTTTCTTGAAGGCGGCGAGCTCCCAGCCGTCCGCCATGATCACGTCATCCATTCGATCCGGCGTTTCGTCGGAGAGGATGAACTCAAGCGCCCCGACCTTGCCCTCGTGGGTCTTGTGGCGAATGTCGCCGGCGCCGCGATTTTCCCAAAGTATCTGGCACGCCTCGTCGTCCCCGATCTCATCGATGCACCGCTCCATGAAATCGTCCTCGCTCTCGTCCTCCTCGGGCTCGAGGTCTTGGCGAGACAGCTTCGCGGCTGCGTCCATGGCGGCGCCTCCTTACAAACTTTCGGGAATGGACAAGCGGCCCGCCGGGGACGGCGTGGTTAGGGCGGCCCCAGCGAGCCTACCGCACTGATGCCTCTCAGCGGTGCGGGTCGGGATTGTCGGAGCGTTGAATGCGATCGACCGAATGCCCGGCCGCCATACCGGCGGCAGCGCCGGCGCCGGTCTCGACCGCGATGCCGAACTTGCATTCATCGCGCGACTGCACGACCGGATGGTCGCGCGAGCCGGACCTGAATTTCACGAAATTGATCGAGCGGCCCCACGCCTCCGAAATCAGGATCGAGGTATTCGGCTTGGCGACCACGGTGACCTCGCCGCCCTTGCTGTCAAACAAGTCGTTGAACAGGTTGCCGTCGCTCGAGACCTGAAAAGTCAAATTTGCGGGCGTGAATTCCTGCGGGACGGTGATGCGGACGATGTTGCCTGCGGAGCAGTCTGCGGCGTCCGAAAGCGACTCGCCGAACGGGATGGTCGGGCCGTCAACGATGGTGATCGGCATAGGGCATCTCCTGGTTTGAGGTCACATGGCCGATTGAAGCAACTGATTGGCGCGGTTGAACAAGGGTCCAAGGCTAGATCGCTGTATGGTGCGGGTGCTGTTGCTTTGAACACTGAAAAAATGGAGTCGCCTGGAAATGAGGATTCAAAAAACGCTTGCCCCCGCCGCCGTCGTGGTTGCTGCTCTTTTGTCAACGGCTCACGCACAATGGCCCGCCGGGGCCCTGCCCGAACCAAAGGCATTTTTCAAATCGCTCGGTACGTTCATGCTATACGAGAAGCTCTGCAATGTACCAACTATCATCACTCCGACGACCAAGATTGTGATGGGCAATTTGCTGGCACTGTTGTCGGATGACGATCGTCATCAAATCGCCTTGGACACAAAGGCCGAAGTGAAAGAGGAAATCGAGGCAGCTGGCCTCCAAAAATTTTGCGCTATTTACGGGCCCGACATGACACCACTCATTCGCAAGTTGAACGATGAAAGCGCACATTTAGTGGAACGATCGCGATAATCCGCCGACCAATTATTGGTTCTAAACGATGCCGGCCGTTGTCAACGCCTCGACATCCGCGAACATGGCGTCGGCCGCAGCAACTATTTCTACCTCTTTTCTATTGATCGGGCCCCAGTGCTGCCGAAGGTGACGCAAGCCGATGGCCGCGGCCTCGATCGCGAATTGCGGGCAGCACTTGCAGAGCTTTTGGAAGTCGCGACCGGCGCCGCTGCCGTAGTTTTCCCAATCGGACTCCGAGCAGGAAACATCGTCAGAGAAGACCGCGAGCGCGCATTGCGGAACGTCGCTGCTCAAGGCCGCAGCGTATTCGGCCGCGAGCTTTTCGATCTCGGTCGAGCAACCCGCGGAATTCCATGATTGCTGAAACAGTCCGGCCTCGGCGGTTTCACTCTCGACATTCTCGGCGCTTTGATCGCGGCCCTCGCAATGTCGGCCGGACGACTCGCGCATACCCAGGCCGAGCAACAACACGAAAAGGTGTCGCAGCGTCGCGATGCCGGCGGCTTCGTTGCTCATGTCGAAATCGTCGAATATCTCCGCGTACCATGCGAGCGCATCCGTGTCCGGGTCGTGGGAATTGGCCCGCGCCATATCGAGCGCGGAACTATCAAACGCCAACAGCTTACGCAGGCACATCGCGAAGGCGACCGCCATGCCGGCGATGTAGGCCAGCGGCGCAACGCCGCGGTCGTCCCAGCTATAGCTGGCGATGTCCGACGAGCGCGCGATCGTTACGATGTGGTCGGTCGTCACCGGATCGAGCGGCTCGAGCAGCGCCGGCGGATAGGGCGGCAGGCGGAATTCGGCGTTGAGCTCATCCCAGGTCAGCGGCCCGACGACGCCATCGGAAACCAAATCGGCACCGCTCTGGTAGGCAGCGACCGCGTCCGCGGTGGCCTCGCCGAATTCTCCGTCGATCGGCTCGACCTCGAGGACGCGCTGCACGAGCGCGACCTGGCTCCCGATTGAGCCGATGCTAAGAACCGGCCGCTCGATCATCGGTACATCAGATGCGGTTGCGGAATGCCGGGACCGAAGCCGAGCAAGCCGGAAAGCCAGACCAGAACGGCGATAATGCAGAGCAGACCGACGATGACCTTGCCCCACTTGTAGACGTTCGCGTCGATCGACCAACCCATGAAGCTCGTGATCAACCAAACAATGCAGAATGCGATGAAGATGACGATCGCGATGTAAAGCAGGAGGTAAGCAAAGCTGATGAGAATTCCCATTTGATCGCCTCCCTATCGCACCTTGTTTGCCGGATGATTTGGATCGAGCGGCCAGCCGTCGTCGTCAACGTCGATGCTGTAGCCATCAAGCTCGATAAACCGCTTGGACGAGTTGTGGCAGGCATCGCAGAGCGATTGCAGTTTGCCGATTACAAACTTGTTCCAATCGCCCTTGTGCGGCTCGACGTGATCGACGATGCGAGCGACCGTGACGACGCCGCGCGCCAGGCAGAAGGCGCAGAGCGGATGCGCCCGCAGTTGCAACCGGCGCCGCCGCTGCCACGACGCCTTGCCGTAGAAATGCGACCAGGCGGTGCGGGCCTCGCCTGGTCGCGGCATGGCTCAGGCAATCGAACGCTTTTTCCTGAGCAACGCCATCAGGCCGAGCAGGCCGGCGCCAAAGAACGGCAGCGACGCCGGCAGCGGCGTGACGACAGCCGCCGGTGCCGCCTCGATGAAGAACGAGTCCGGGCCATCGTTCAACCCGCTCATCAGCGCCACGAAGCCGATCGTATCTCCCACGTGGACATCGTTGAGGTTGAGTAGTGCCCCGGTGATGGAATAGTCCGGGAAGCCAGTGCCGTTGTTTTGCGACGGCACGTTGCCGGTGGTGCCGCCGGTGAACGAGGCCAGCACAGTGCGCGTCGTGAAGTCGAGGAAGAAAAACGAGTTGAGCGTCTGCGCCTGATTGGTGTCGTTCACGTCCACGCCGATCGAGAAGCCCAAGCTCGTGTCGTTGTTGGCGAGCAGGAACAGCAGGAACGGACTTCCGGCGCCGACGGTGTAGCCGGTCGCGAAGGTGTTGTCGGCCAGCGTGTTGCGGCCGCCATTGCCCTCATCGGAGAACGCGGTGATCGATGACGTGGCTCCGTTGTTGCTGTAATCGTTGTAGCCGAAGTTTGCCGGCTGTTGCGGCTGGGTCGCGCCGCAAATCACGCACGGCGCGTTCTGCGGCTGGTTGCCGGCCGGCACCACGTTTCCGAGACTCAGACTGCCCGAGTTGGTGGTGTCCCAGGTCACGCTGCCCAGCGTGATGGTGCTGGCGGATGCGGGCAGCGCGAGCGCGGCCAGGATGGAAGCTGTAAGCGCAAGTCGTTTCATAGTTGCCTCTTTCATGTTGGGTAGTTCAGGCGATCAGCGTTTCAAGATCGATCGGTTTAGCAACGCGGTCACGCGAGCGCAGACCGAGCAGCATCGCGAGCGCGACAGCGCCATCAATGCGAAACCGAGCTTTGTCTTTGTCGAGCTTACGATTGCCAGCCGGGTCCATCGTCGCGACAGCATTGGCCATGTTCCAATTCAGGCAAGGGTTGCTCGGATGGACGAGGCGCCGCTCCATGATGGCGAGCTCGAGCGCGTCGATCGCGGGCGCCATGTCTTTGAACCCTTGTCCCCAGGGGACAAGCCGCAGGCCGTCGCCGCCCTTCTCGCCATCCTCGTAAGCCTGCAGGCCGATGCGATCGAATTCCCGCAGAATGTCGCCCATGCGCCAGCGGTCATAGGCCATGCCCTTGACGCGATAGCGTTGCGTGAGCTCGCCGACGAAGCGCGCGATCGTCTCGGGATCGATGGTCTTGCCGGGCGAGAGCCGCAGATGCCCGGCCTCGACCCATTCCCGATAGCGGTGCGTGCCGCTGCCGAAGTCGCGATTGGCGTGCTCGGTCAGATGGTCGGCCGGCTTCCAGAAATACGGCACCACGCGCGTCGGGTCGGAGATCGAGCCCACCATCAACGCGGTCAGATCGATGACGCTCGAGAGGTCGAGCGCGAGGTAGACCTCCTCGCCGTCCGCGATCCTGGCGTCGCCGGCGCACGCCATCCACTCGGCGCGCGAGATCAGCGAGGCTATCGGCGCCACCCGCTGATTGAGAAACAGGTTGCGGACCTTCGGCTCGCCCGCCGGCATGCGCTTGGCCTGGCGCACCGCGGCGACGAGGTCTTCGCGATCGCGGAACTTGCCGAGCGCCGGATTGGCTTTCGCCCATTGCGCTTCGTCGTCGAGCTCGCAGCCTTCGGTCGCGGCATGCAAGTGGCAAACGATCGCCGGGTCGGTGCCTGCCAGGCCGTCGTCGATCAGCTTCGAAAGCACATGCTCGGGATCGTTGGATTGCGTGCTGATCGTGATGAACAGCGGCTCGTCGCGCGCCCCGAAACTGGTATCGAGAACGTCATACAAGGCCCGACTCTTGGCCTGCGCCAGCTCATCGTAAATCACGACGCTCGGCAAATAGCCGTGCTTGGTGCCGGCCTCCGCGCTCACGGCCCGATAGATCGAGCCGGTGCGCCGGGAAAACATGGTCTTGGTCGAGGTGATGACCTCGATCTCGGCCGCGAGCTGCGGCTCGAGCTCGACGATCTGCTTTGCGAACTTAAACACAATTCCGGCCTGGTCGCGGTCATTGGCGGCCGAATAGATTTCGCCGTTAACGACCCGTTCCGGCCCGACCAGATGCGCGAGCGCCATTGTCGCAATCAACGCCGTCTTGCCGTTCTTGCGCGCCATCGAGAGGATCGCGCGGCGCACCACGCGCCGGCCACCGATATGCGGCTCGTAAATGTCCTTGAGAAAAGCCCGCTGGAACGGATGCAGCTTGAACGGCTTGCCCTGGCCGGTCCCGCTCGGGATCGTGAGGCACTCGATGAAGTCGATAACGTCCTGGGCGCGGCGCTTGCCCTCCGCGGTGCGCTGGACGGGCATCAGCCGGACAGAAAGCGGTCGAACTTGCCCGGCCGGCGACCGGCGCCGCTCGAGCCGGCATTGATCCGCGTCCGCGCCGCCGGACTGAACCCGAATTCGCTCGCCAGCCGGATCATGTCGGCCGCCGCCTTACTCGCGATCGCCACATGCGGGTTGCGTGTGAGACGAGGACTGTCGCGCAACGCCATCGCCGCGTCCCACCAAACCCCATAGGCAAGGCACCAAGCCGCCAGCAAAGTCAGATCAACCTTGCTGAATATACCCATGACTATCAGTTGTCCGGCCGCCAAACGCCATTGATCCGCGGCCACGCCCGTCAGACACGCCGGCGGCTCGGGTATCTCGACAATCCCTTCCGGCTGCGGCTCGTTGAGGTTGAGCCGATCGAGGTTTCGGCTCGGGTTGCCACGCAACAGCTTGAGATGCGTCGGCGCCGGCTTTGGTCCTCTCCGCATATTCTGCCCTTCCTTTTTTCGCGTAGCGCCAAGGCTTTGCCGAAAATGTGCGACTTCTAAAACGGAACTCGGCGCGCGCCGCGGCCTCCTGCCGTTTACAATTTTTTGCCCTCCCCCCCCACCCAGGGAAAGGCACTACCTTTTCACCAACGGATCTTCTCTTGGAGTAGCCGCGCCATCCG